CAAGGTGGGCATTGGGAAGATTATTAACTAAGATAAAAATAAAATGAAGACTTTAATAATTGGCGAAGGAGAGGTTGGAAGTGCTTTGTTTGATATTTTGTCCGAAAGCTATGACTGCGGAATAATAGACAAGGACAGCATGACCGACGAAACGTTCGAAATAATCCATATTTGTTTCCCCTATGGGGAGGGATTTGTTGGAGAGGTTGAAAAGTATCAGGAGAGATTTAAGCCGAAATATACGGTTATCCATTCAACCGTTCCTGTTGGGACATCGAGAAAATGCAACGCAATTCATTCTCCTGTTAGGGGCAGGCATCCCAAAATGGAAGGAGGGATTAGGACATTTATAAAGTTCTTGGGAGGAGAGCAAGCAAGCGAGGTTGCCGATTATTTCCGCAGGGCAGGAATAGAGGTTTATTTAACAGAAAAATCAGAGACAACAGAGCTGATGAAGATTGCCTCGACCACTTGTTATTCAAAGGACATTGAGTGGGTAAAGGAGGTTAAAAGGGAGTGCGATAAATACAATGTCCCGTTTGAAGCGTGGACAATATGGACAAGCACATATAACGAGGGATATAGAAGGTTGGGGTTTCCGGAATATTGGAGACCAAACTTAACACCAATAATGACAAGAATTGGCGGACATTGCTTAATGCCCAATCTTGAATTTTGGGGCGGTGAGTCCGCGGGGTTTATTAAAAAGCTAAACAAACAAAAATGAAGAGAAAGAAAAAAAAGTTTTATAAAGAACTAATCCACGACATTGAAAAGGGTATTTGGAACATGGAGCTTCGCATTAAGGTTATTGAGGGAATAAGAGAGAATTTTCGCAAAGAACGGGAGAGGTTGGGGGAAATGGCAAAAGCCCACGAAGAAGCAACAGAGCGACTTATGGAAGAGCTTGGCATTCGGGTTAGGGTTACGGGAAAAGAAGAAGACAAAAATATGAGAGAAGAGCTGGAAGCAATATCAAAAGCAATTCCCGAAATAGAGCTGGCTGGACTGAACGAGAAAGCAAGGGCAGAACAAATCGACAAAGCGGCAGAAAGGACACGGCAGGCAAGGGCAGACTGGCTTAGGAGCAAAATGAACCCATCAGGGAAAAGCAAAGAACAAATAAAAAAGATAATTGATAAAATAAACGAGTTGATTGAAATGAAGCAGGGATTTGAAAAAGACAGCAAGATTAGTTACGAAAAAGCGGAGGGTGTTTGGATTGAGGCAGAAGCAAGAAGGGACGGCGGGCTAAAACAGCAAATTGAAGAATTGCAGGCAAAAATAGCGGGAGGATATGAGTTTATAGATTTAATAAAGGAACAGCTAAAATGAGCAAACTTGAAACAATAATTCAGCTTGCAAAGATATTGTTCGGGCTTTGGGGCATTTATATTGCTTTAAGGATATTGGAGATGCTTAAAATCATTGTTCTGCAATTAACATAAAAAAGAGCCGCCATTTCTGACAGCTCGCAAAACTCCAATTGAGTTTTTACAGGCACTAACCTGCTTGAATAGTGCATGCAAGCAGATAGTAGCATAATAATAAAAAAATGTCAACAGAGAAACCGAAAAAAAACGGGGGCAAATCGGGAGAAAGGGACGAGAAGGGCAGGTTTGTTAAGGGCAACCCCGGCGGCCCCGGGAGGAAAGAGGGAAGCGTGTCCATTACCACAGAGGTTAAAAGGAAATTAAAGCAGTTATCTCCCGACCAAAAGAGAACATACCTGCAATTATTTGTTGATCAGATTATCAAAGAAGGAATAACCGGCAACGACAGGCAAGCGAGAAAGCTAATCTGGAATTATGTTGACGGCATGCCCAAACAATCATTTGACGCCGACATTAAGCTCCCCCAAACACTAATAGACCTTATCAAAGATGCTTCTAACCAAAACGGAGGTTCTGAACTTCCAAAAGAAAATAGCAAATGACCCGATATGGTTTTCAGAGAAAGTTCTTGGAGTTCCTTTATGGGACAAAGAGAAAGAGATATTGCTATCAATAAAAAACAACAGGGAAACTGCGGTTAGGAGTTGTAATGCTTCGGGGAAGACATTTACGGCGGCAAGAGCGGCTCATTGGTGGCTATTGGGACACAAAGACTCGGTAGTTATTACAACCGCTCCAACAGGAAGGCAGGTAAGGGAGGTTTTATGGAGAGAAATAAGGGCGGCTTGTTCTGGAAAGGGACTATACCCAAAAGGAGCAGTATTGCAAACACAGATTAATTTAGGAGACAAGTGGTTTGCGTTGGGGTTATCAACGGATGAACCAGACCAGTTTCAGGGATTTCACGCTGAATATTTGTTGGTGATAGTGGACGAAGCGTCCGGTGTTCCCGTAGAGATATTCGAGGCAATAGACGGATTAAAGCCGGATAGGGTGTTGCTGATAGGAAACCCGCTAACCAACGAAGGAAGATTCGCAAGCTCATTTAAGGAGCCGGGAGTAAGCAAAATTCACATTTCGGCATTTGATACTCCCAATGTTATTGCGAGAGAGAACATTATTCCCGGACTAATTACCATAGAGGACATCAATAAGTTCAAAAACCGATACGGAGAGGACAGCGATGTGTATAGGGTTCGGGTATTGGGAGAATTCCCCAAGGCAGATGTTGACACCGTTATATCTGTTGATGAGGTGGCAATGGCGATGGAGAGAGAGATTAAAGTTCCCAAATACTGGGAAAAGAAAATGGGAGTTGATGTTGCAAGATTTGGGGACGACAGGACAATATTAGTTGTTCGCCAGTTTAAGAAGGTTTTAACCAAGAAAGTATTAGCCCAAAACGACACAATGCAAATAACGGGAGAGATAATAAGAACAGCGAAAGAAGAATATGTCAAGCCCCAAAACATTTATGTTGATGGGATAGGAGTTGGGGCAGGGGTGGTGGACAGGTTAAAAGAGCAGGGATGGCAAGTGAACGATGTTAATGTTGGAACGGTTGCCAACGACCCAGAGCAGTTTGGCAATTTAAGGGCAGAGCTGGCTTATGCGGTTAAGGATTGGCTTAAAGATGGGCAACTCCCCAAAGACGACGATTATTATGAGATGGCTAATATTAAATACAAGTTCAATTCCAAAGGGCAAATAATGCTTGAAAAGAAAGAAGAAATGAAGAAAAGGGGATTGCCAAGCCCAGATGTGTTTGACGCATTGGCACTCACTTTTGTTAAGGGCAAGAGGATTTTTCACACTACCCAAACCAAACCAATTAAGCCGTATTATCCTGAATTAGGAATATGAGACAATTTTTGGGAGGCATTAACATTGAAATGGCTAACATACTGCCAACGGAAATAAAGAGATTGGAGCAGGTGTTTGGCAAGTTAATAGAGGCACAGGTTCACAGGATTGGCAACGGAAAGGTTACTCTGCATTTTCAAAAGGGGAAATTAAGGCACATTGATGTTACAAGAACCTATTGGGCTTCTTGACAAGTTAGGAGCATTTTGCTATTATAGTTAAATTGTCCCTACCACGAGCGGGACACAAAAACCCTTACTCACGGCGGACAACTGGAGGTTCTGATTATTCGGGGCTTCTAGTTGTCCGCTTTTTAATTAAAAAAAAGATGGCAATATTCGACGACAAACTAATGGTAAGGCTCAATAAGGAGAAGAAAGTTGCATTGAAGGCACAAGAAAAACGCCACGAACAATGGAACGACAATTATGAGCTTTATAGGCACAAGGTTAGGACTAACCGCCTAACCCAACGACAAGCGGTTAATATCCCGCTAATGAAAGAAACAATTAAGACGCTACTTTCGAAAATAGATGATCCCCCCAGCGTAGAGTTCAAAGAATTAAGCGGAGACAGGGAAAAAGAGCTGATAGTTAACCAGATGTGGGAGGACGACTATGACGCCCTAAATCTTGAAGGAATAGACATCCAAGACAAGAAAACGGTTCTTCTTTATGGGCGGGCATTTAAGAAATTAAATTATGCACAGGGAATGCTGGGGGTTAATGCCCTTGATGTTTACGATGTTTTAATTGATCCCCTTGTAGATCCGCTAGACATAGAAACGGCAAGGTTTGTGATCCACACAAACATTTTTCGCTCAATAGAAAGCGTTTTAGCAGATAAGAGATATTCACAAGGGGCAAAAAACCGCCTTAAATCATATTTAACAAGCGAGGATTTTTTGCTTCAATCGCAAACAGACGCAGAGGCATTAAGAAAGAAAAGAGAAAGGTTAGAGGCAATGGGCGTGAGCAGGTCAGATATGGACTTGTTCCCGGCAGGAGACACGATATTAAACCTTTCGGAGCACTACACTTGGCGATGGAACAAAAGAACAAAGAAGTTCGAGAGATATGTTGCCACCTATGTTAACGACACAATCAGGCTGTTATATGAGCCACTTAAAGGATTGATTGGCGTGGATTTTCTCCCATTTGTTAGTTGGGGAGAAGACATAGAGACGCAAGACTTTTGGAGCGATGGGCCGGCAGATTTAGTAAGAACCCCGAACAAAGTGCTTAATGTCTTTTTGTCCCAAATGATTGAAAACAGGACGCTTAAAAACTTTCAAATGCATTGGTATGACTCAACGATTGAGGGGTATCAGCCACAGATATTCGAGCCGGGGCCGGGAGTATTATTGCCAGCTCCGGGAAAGCCAAAAGATGTGTTAATGCCCGTGGAAGTATCAGGATTAGAGGATGTTCTTAGCCAAATTGACTTTTTGATTAAGCTGGTTGAAAGGGGAACTTCTGCGACCGCAATTGAAAAAGGAGTATCAGAAAAGAAGCAAATAACGCTTGGGGAGGTAGAAATGCTGGTGGGCAAAGCAATGGAAAGAACCCAAACAATGGCGAAGTCATATAGGAGAGCGTGGAAGGAATATGCTCAAAAATGGATTAAATTGCACGAGGCCAACGACAAAGGAACAAGAACGCTTTATAAGATTTCGGCAAAAGGAACAATCTGGCCCAACAAGATTAGGCCGTCTGACTGGAAATCTAAGGCGGGATACAGGGCAGATGTCCGTTCTACATCAGAGCAAGAAGCGGAAAAGATTAGCGGAATTCAAAAAATAATGGCGGTTAAAAGCCATTTCCCGGACAACCAAGCCCTCCAAAGAATACTGCAAAGGCGGGTATTAGAGATTATTGATCTTACCCCAGAAGAGTTGCGGGAAGTTGAGGAAGAGGAAAAAAAGAAGATGGCTATTCAGCCCCAAGCACTACCAGAAGAACCGACGCCAGAAGTGGCTCGGCTTGGCAAACAGGTTGGTGAAGTTCAAGAAATGTTAGCCCCTGAACAAGCATGAACAAAAAAGACGCAAAAATATTAAAAGAAACCGCAGAGACAATAAGCCGGGTGAAGGAAGCCATTAAAACAAAAGAGAGCATTATTCGGGCATTAAAGGACATTAAGATAGAATCAAAGGTTGATATTCCCAAAATAGAAATTCCACCGATAATTGTTCCCAAACCAGACCCGGTTGAAGTTAAGGTAGATGTTCCACCGATAAAGTTGCCCAAAATAGTTGTTCCGAAGCCCGATCCGGTCGAGGTTAAGATCCCGCCCATAAAAGTTCCAGCTCCCAAAGTAACGGTTAAGCCGGCAGAGGTTAAGTTTCCAAAGGAAATGGCGGTTAAGGGGCTTGCCAAGGCAGTAAAGCCAATCACAGATGCCCTTAAAAAGCCGTTAAATGCTGTTTTAAGCAACGATAGAGATAATCCCCTTCCCGTGATACTTACAGACGAAAAAGGGGTATTTTACAAGGCAGTTTCGCAGATTATCTCGCAGGGTGGCGGTGGCGGCAGGGTTGTTGAGGAGAGGGGAGCGGCAAGTCCGGGAATAAAAAACAAAACAATGACGCTTGCTGATACAGAATATTCTTTAACAATTCCGGCAGGAACAAAAGATTTTACGGTTCAATGCAGAACAGCCCACGACATTAGGTTTTCTTATGAGAAAGGAAAGGTCGCAACTCCCGTTGCCCCTTATGGGACAATTAAAGCGGGAACGAATTATTATGTTCAGAGGGTTAATTTAAGAAGCGATTTAATATTATACATTGCCTGTTCGGACGCAGGGAAAGTAGCAGAATTAATATATTGGAAATAATGGCATTTAGGGGAGACGCAATCAATGTTTTAGACACACGATATGTAAATGTCACCGGCGACACAATGACGGGGAATTTAGATATGGGAGCAAACAACATAACCACCCTAGGGCTGATAACAACGGGGGCTATACAAACCAACAATTATAGAAACCTTGCCGGCACAGAAAGTATAGTATGGAGCGCTGGCGGCGATTATTGGTTGATTGGAGACGATATATATGTTCAGGGGACCATTGAGTCTGGAAGCATAACAATCGGAACGGGCAATAATTTCACAATTGGCACAACTCAATGGAATTCTGGGGATAGCATAGACGGAGCGGCGATCGCCGACGACACCATTGGCGACCTAGCCATTGATTGGGGAACAGGGGCAAACCAAGTTAGTGCAATTGATATTCCCATTGCTGATTCGGGCACTTATTACACAGGCACAGAAACAGAAACCGCCCTCCAAGAAATAGGCAGGGAGACGGCTTATGCTGACAGCCCCGGGGTTATGACAGGCGGCGAAATAACCGAAGGAACTAATGCTGGAACATTTAAGGTTGCCGCACTAACCGCACTATTAAGAGTGACGGACAGCTTAACTGCCCCGTTGATATATGTAAGTTTGGCGGAGCAAGACAATCAGACAATTCCTGTTGCAAATACCACTTATTTTGTTTCCCTTAACTATAACGGGGGAAGCCCCACCATAACACTTGAAACATCAAGCCCTTATGACGCCGACAAAAGAAGCATCCCTCTGGGCAAGGTAATGAAAGACGGAAGCGATAATGTTCATTACATTAGCGGGGGATTTGGCTTTCAAGGGGGGGTTATGAAGCTCCACCAGCGAGCGGAATATTTAAGGTCAAAGGAACTGGCAAGCGGTTCAGTAATCGCTTATTCGGGGACAAACAATTTTACAATGACTTCGGGCATTGCCTATGTGGGCATTAACAGGATTTCCCTTTCTTCCTATGACAGCGCCGTTACTCAATTTATCCCAGTTTATAGAGATGGTGGCGGAGGATGGACAGAGGGAGCGGCAAGAAATACCATTGATTATGCTCACTATGACGACGGAGACGGAACGCTTGGAGATGTTGGAGTATCAAGATACAGCACCCATTGGGTTTATAAGCACATTGACGACAATGATGTTTATGTTGTTTATGGAAGGGGAAGCTATAAGCTGGCAGAGGCAGTAACCGAAGGCGAGCCGTCAATCCCCGACCATTTATCAGATTTTGGCTGTTTAATTGGCAAGATTATTGCTCCCCAAGCGGGCGGTTCATTTGCGGCAATCCAAATGGTCACCGACACTTTCTTTGTGGGAACAGCAGTAGCAGACCATAATCAACTGGGGTCATTACAGGGCGGAACGACCGATGAGTATTACCACTTAACCGCAACCCAGCACGGATACATAGACCAAGATGTAACTTCCGGCTCTTCTCCCACTTTTGACGGCTCTAACTTTACTGGAATACCCGACGGAGCATTGGATACTGATTATGTTGAGGTGGCAGGGGATACGATGACTGGAGCATTGCTTATTGATGGGAGCGCTGACGCAATCCAATTAAAAGTTCAAGCCCACTCTACCCAAAACGCCAATATCCTTGAAATAGAAGATAGCGGGGGGACAGATTTGGTAACAATTGACCCAAGCGGAAATGTTTACGGGCAAGGATTCCAAGTTCCTGACGGGGGCTATGTTGGTTATAGTGGCGGGCCAGAGTGGTTATTTGATAATACCAATGGTGACATAACTACAACTAGTAGCGTTGGCATTGGGATGGCTGGGCCTTCTCAGCAGTTACATGTTTATCATGCAACAGACAATGTGGTGGCAACATTTGAAAGTGGCGATAGCGAGGGTGGTATCCAATTAAAAGATAGCAACACGACAGCGGATTATAAGGTAACGATTAGGGCTATTGGGGATGAATTATCTTTGAGGGCGGGTGGAAACGAAACAATGAGAATTGATAGTAGCGGTAGGGTCGGCATCGGGACGGCGAGTCCGGGAGAAATGTTACACATAGAAAATACTGGGAGTGGAGACGCCGATAGTTATATAAGGATAGAATCATCAGACACAGGAGAACAGGGGAGAACAGGGAATTGAATTTTATCACGACGCGACCCATTTATGGACTATAGATAGTGGGGACGCCGCAGGCAATGATTTGAGATTTTCAGTTGGTCCGGCTTCTACTGGAGAAAAGGTACGAATTGATACAGACGGCAACGTCGGCATTGGGATAACGAGTCCAGACAATTCCTTGCATGTTAAAGATAGCACCTTTACCCAATTAAAACTTGTCGGGGATCACTCACAGCGGTCGGCTGGTTTTACATTGGCGAATGATAGCAATAAGCGAAGTTCCTTCTGGATGTTTGGTT